CAGCTTATAGCCGGCTTTTGTCTCATTGTCGCTGCATAAACTGTATGAAAGAGCGACGACGAAATTATATAGCATTTCTTCAAAAATTGCAAATCATTGTCTTAGTAAAATATTGTAAGTTCCATGTTTAGCAAAAAAGGATACTTGCTAGTGTGGATAGCAGCTTAATGCAGAAAACCACCTATTACTTAATATAACAGATGGTTTTCCATCCGTCAATTAACGGATATCTCTGTGTCTTTATTATATCATAACCATTTGCAAAGTCAATTATTCACAGACACTGCAGGATGCGTTAATTAAATAACCCAGAACTATAGAAATATCCATTTTCCATCTTTTTTTATTATATTTCATTCTTTTTCATTATAATATAAGGATATATTTATTTTTCGTTTTAATTCATTATAGCATTTATTCATAAATTGCATATTTTTTTCTGGTTGTTTTCGGGTAAACGGAAAAGCTCCTGCACATATACAGGAGCTGGCTGCTAGGAAGAAGATATGATACGGATTTATATGGGGGAGTAAAATATCTTTACGGTATTTTTCATTGCAAAACCTTACTTATAATTATGCGTTCACGAAAAAGTGCACAATGTGCTCGTTTTCTATTGACATAGCGCACATTGTGCGCTATAATATAGGTGTAAAGAGATAAGGGAAACCCCCTTAAGGAGAAAAATCATGGCAAAACTTACACAGGAAACTTTTGAAACTATTTGTACTTACATGGACGATGAAATCAGGGATCATGTACACGTAACAATCGACTTACCTTGTACTCCAGAAGAATTTTTGAACAGATACCTGGAATCAGATCCAGACTTCAAGGAAGTTTTGAACAGCGAATTTGGAAACATTGAATATTAAATCGATACGAGGAGCTTCGCAGCTCCTCATTCATTCACTTTTAGGAGGTAACAAATGAAAAAACAAGTGTCATTTCAGACGTTTTCATATTTTTATAAAAAAGCACAGCATTGTGCAGATAAAGAAGGTTTTGTTGAAGAGTCCATATCTCTCGAACATAATGACTGGGCACTCGGGTATAGTGCAGAAGAGATAAACGATATCTTAAATTATATTTACGAATTAACGCACTGCAGTATAGCTGCTTTGCGTGAGAAGCTTGGTCTTACCAAAGTGGCGATGGCTGATATTTATATAAGCAGCAAACGCACGCTATTAGCATGGGAAAAAGGCGAACGAAAAATATCCGATATGGATAGATTGCTTATATCTTACACTGTATTTACTGATGTGTCTTATATATCCAATGATATATTGATCGTGTAAAGGAGAGGGCTATGGCAAGACCTAGAAAAGATATAACAGGTAAGCGATATGGAATGCTTAGAGCTATTTCTCCGACCGGCGAAGTCGATAAGAGCGGTAATGCTTATTGGAATTGTGAGTGCGACTGCGGAAATACTATTGTTGTATCGCTGCGAAATCTCAGAAATAAACAGACAAAGAGCTGTGGATGCCTTAAAACTATCAATGGTAAGAAACTCGGCGCCATTACACGTAACCATTGTGTTGATGGCTCAGACCCCTACAAGCTATATGGTGATAAGCCACGAAAAAATAACAAAAGCGGTTATCGTGGCGTATCTCTTAATAAACGCACAAACCGCTATGCTGCGGATATAACTTTTAAAGGTAAACGACATCATCTTGGAGAATTTGATACAGCGGAGGAAGCGCACGATGCTTACTTAAAAGCAAAAGAGGAGTTGCATGAGCCATATTTAAAAGATTTTTTACATAGCAATCCAGAAGAGAAGAGCAAAGTTGAACGCATCGGCGTTATAAAAAAACCAAGAGGTACGCTTGTATACTACACACCTGAAAATAGATATATCAGTATTCTTGAACTAAGCGAAATAACTGGCGTAAGCCGTGTAAATTTATATTCAAGGCTGAATAAAGGGTATACCGGCGAAGAATTATGGAGCACTAAACGATTAACGGGCAAGGGCAAGTGTACAATCTGCGTTGATTATTATGGAGACCAGGTAACAATACCAGAATTATCAAGTATAACAGGTATAAGTGACGCTACATTAAGATATCGTTACGATAAGGGGTATCGAGGTGAAGAATTATGGACAGGGAAGATACAGCATTATCAAAGAAAAAAAGCAATAAGCCAAAAAGCTAAAATATACGTCGAGTATGATGGTGAAAAAGTGTCTTTATATGAATTATCAAAAAAAATTGGAATTGATTATGGTTTTTTATGGAAACGTTATTCTAAAGGCGTGCGCGGTTCACAACTCTTTCAAGAATCTATGAAAAAAGAAATTTTAGTGGATTATGAAGGTGAAAAAATAAATCTTAAGGAACTGTCAAGTAGAACCGGAATTGGTTACACCACCTTGCATAGACGTTATAGGAGTGGTGATTGCGGAAAAGAACTTTGGAGAAATCTTCAAAGTGAAAAGGAAATCGATTATCAAGGCAAAATAGTAACTTTAAATGAATTATCAAAAATCACTAATATTTCATATGATACATTGCTTCATCGATATTCGAGCGGCGATAGAGGCGAAGACCTATGGCGCCCAATATATAAAAGAAGGAAAAAGAAATAATCTAATCCCTGTCTAATCTGAATAGAGACAGGGGTTATCTTTTTTTAGACGCTTTTTTTCTCAATTCCTCAACTCTTTCCAGATATTCAGGATTTTCCGCGAGAAACTTCTTGTGTATTTTTTCTTTACCTACTTTGTATAATTCATAGGCTTCTTCTGCTGTTAGTGGTGTAATAATCAGTAATAAAAACACTCCCACATATTCGTGGGAGCTGGCAGCTAGGAAGAAGATATGATACGGATTTTTATGGGGGAGTAAAATATCTTCGCTGCCATATATATTTTCTCACAATTAAATGATAAATGTAAAATAATCATCAAATACGTGATTTTTCATCTTAAATCTCTGCTTATTATTTTACGCCCGTAAAAAAACACGTATAAACACGTCTTTTTCCGTTGACATACGTATTCATACGTGTTATAATATGTATGTAAAAGGAAGGAGATATCAGGATATGCCAATGACAGCAAAGCAAATGATAAAGTACCTCAAGCAGAACGGTTTTCAAGAAGTACCCGGCGGTGGCGGTTCACATAGAAAATTCTATAACCCGGATACCAGAAAGACTACAATCGTACCTTATCATTGCAAAGATTTAAAAAAAGGCATGGAGCAAGCAATACTGAAGCAGGCAGGGCTAAAAAAATAGCCTTGGCCTGCGCCGGTTATCCTAATATCTTATATTTAAGGAGGTATATGATATGTCAAAACTTTATTACCCTGCGGTCTTCCATGAAACTAAACCAGATGAAAAGGGCTATTGGGTAGAATTTCCTGATCTGCCTGGATGCCTGACACAAGGTGAAACGCTGGAAGAAGCTGCAGAAATGGCAGAAGATGCACTGGGCACCTGGTTTGCGCCGAATCCATTGGAACCAGCTCAGGAATTTCCTGTTCCATCAAATCCAAGCGATATCAAATTACAAGGTCGTGATTTTGTCTTAATGATTAAGTATGACGGTATCGAGTGGGCAAAGCGATACAATAATAAGTCTGTCAAAAAGACACTTACGATTCCAGCATGGCTGAATGATCTCGCTGATAAAAACAACATCAATTATTCGCAGACATTACAGGATGCGCTAATCAAAAAACTAGGCATTTAAAACAATATGATGCACGCAAAAAAACACTCACTCCCTGAGGAATGAGTGTTGATTTTTTTATTTTCCTTCTTTTACTTCAATCAGCGCTCCGCATTTTACCCAGAAGCCCAATTCTTTCAGGTATGCAAGGTTGTTTGCTTCATCCACTTTCGATACGGTGAAGGTACCCGGAATAGTAAATTCAGCATTCGTATTTGCGAAATACTGATCCTTCTTACCATCGGCAGCTGATACTTCTTTACAGATCGACGGTGAGAACCATCCACCTACGACAGAGCTGTAGATCCAGTCATTTGCTGCATCGTATTTTTCAACACGCATCTTTTTCACAAATTCTACCTTTGAATCTTTCGTAAGATACTGGTCCGGCTTCTTATTGGATGGCTTGTTTGCCGGTTTATTATTTGACGGCTTGCTTGTCGTTTTTTCATACGAGATACGTGCGTATTCTGCCCATTTCGTCCAACCACGGCCTGCAAACTTGGTTTTTAATACTCCCCAGCCACCCAATGGCATATTCGGTGTACACTCGACTACATAACCATTTCCGATATATACACCAACATGGCCAGGCATAAATACCAGAATGCCTGGTCTTTCCGGCATAGATGCAATCATACCTTTTACTTTTGCACGATCGTACATCATGACTTCGTTTTCATCTTCTGATGCTTTGTAATTGGATGGATCATCATCCCACAGGAATGCTTTGATCAGTCCTACACAGTCAAAAGCCTGATACCCCTTATCTACATATCCGGACAAGAATCCGCGGTTCTCTTGGTTCCATGTCAGCTGATTACACTTCTGTTCTAAAAACGCTGAAGTAAAGTTATTCCCAAAAGCTCCCAGAACATAAATCGTCTTGTCCTTTGCGGCTTTCTCTTTTACGTATGATACCAAATCTTTTGCTTTTTTCATTATTCCTCATCCTCGCTTTCTTTGTTAATAAGTTTGTCGGCAACAGCTAAGCCGTTGCTCAAAATTTTTGGTACGTTGAATCCAGCTTCAACGAAGTTTTCGCAGATGGAGCGTGCTTCATTCACAATCAAGCTTGCCAGTACGAACCATCCAAGCAGTGTTGTAATCTGCAAGTCTACACCGATTATCTCACCGATTTCGATCAAGCCCGCTGCAACCATAAATGCAAACGTGATCATGATCCAGTATCCAATCTTTTTAAGTACTCCTTGCCAACCCTTTACTGAATTTTCTTTTTTCATGATTCTTGACTTCATCCAACCTGTTACCCAGTCTGCAATATTAAGTGCAAGGAACAAAGCAAACAGATACCAGTGTTCTCCGAATATCACGCTGATAACTGCTATAACAGTGCCCACAAATGCGTTGTAGTTGTCTGTGATTGTTTGTGCCATATGTTTCATATACCTCATCTCTTTCCGCCATTCTTGGCAATATGTAAGGCGTTTAACGCACGCCCATGCGAGATACTTGGATCACCCCCTATCCAGCTTTTATTTCTTCAGCCTGTTTCTTCGTTATCATCCCACCAGCTATAAATATTTCCAGATCACTGTCTTTATAGATTCCGGCATCATAATACTCTTTGATCCAACGATACATCATACTGCATCACCTGCCTTCAGCTTTGCTAATTCAAGCAGGACAGCAGCATTGAATCTTTCCTGCTCGGACAATTCCGGCTCGATAGGCGGGAAAAGCTCTTGTTTTTCCTCTTCTGTCAATCTTCTGATCTCCTCGTTTTCATAGATGTAGTTATTTTGCAGCGCATCATCATACATAGGCTGACTATATTTCATTTCTAAATAATTTGCCTGTGCATGTCCGTATACCGCATTATCATAACCATCATCAATATGTACATATCCTCGTGATTCCAAATCAGCTTCCGGAAAGAATGCAGTCGATTCTATTCCATCTATAAGCTGTTTTTCATTTATATGGGCATATACCTTATAGATTCCTTCTTGCATGTTATCCCTCCTAAACAGGTCGGCAATCGATACGTATGTCTTTCACAAAACACATGGTCTTTCCGATGGCTTTATTTGCTATAAAATATAAGATCCTATTTACATCGACCGTAACGGAAGATAAAGTAACAGGAAATTTGATTTGGGTATCACTTATGTCGTAAAATCCCTCTATCGTTACTGTCGGTTTAGACATTTTACGTACTCTCATATTAACTAAAGGTCTGGCGCATGTTGCTGTATTGTCATATAATACGCACGTCTGATTGTCTCCGAAATATTCAAAATATGCCATACTTCTTAACATCGCTAAGGTGTAATCCTCTTTCGCGTGTGCATAGGCGATCGATCCTGTATACATAAAGCAATATTTCACATCCACTCTGCCATAGACAGTTAACATGAATTTTAAGATATCGTATGTTTTTTCAGATGGGATATCGATCGTAACGGTATGCAATCCCGCGCTTTCTATCCGTGTCACTCCATAGCTCTGCTCGTTATACATTCCACCTATTGTATTTGCTTCACAGATTCTCACATTTGCCGGATAAGACTGTGATGCAGCTGCATTAGATGCTATATTTTCAACCGTTACACCGATCGTCACTTTCTTGCCGCGGTAATGATCTGGTATCGCTTGGTTTATTGATACCCATCCATAGTCAGTATTATTTATCCTTATGCCATCTGTCAGCTTTGTTACACTCTTCTTCGTACCATCTCCATAAGAATAAAAGTACCACATATCAAGACAATAACCATTATCCCCATAAACGCTTTTCCCTAGCTGATTACATTGAAAATCACCATCTATGATTTCATTTTCAGGTGCAGTCATAGAGACTGATGACAGTGGTTTTCCTGTTGCGTCATTCACGGAAGTAGGACCGATCTCTCCCTGTGGTCCAACAGCACCCTGTGCGGCCATCTTCACCCAGTAGGTCGCATTAGTTGGCATAATCGTTGTTGACGATGTATGTGACTTTAAACACCCATACATCGCGCCACTATAGGCCACTGTATCGATCTGTGTGCTATCACACTTATATGCCTTCCCTGATGCCCAAGCTCCCTGATTTTTGTATGACGTCCCCTGTACGCCTTGTGCTCCGCTCGGTCCCTGCGCACCGGTGTTACCTTTTACTCCTTGAATCCCCTGATCACCTTTATCCCCCTTATCTCCTTTGTCGCCTTTCGGACCTTTAAAATTACCTACTAATACCTTTGGCATATCACCACCTCCTAATCCGGTATGACCATATAGATATTGTTATTCGCATCAACCTCAAAGCCAGGTGGTGCAGTCGCATCAGAATAATTGCAATAGAGATTTCCTGCTGCATCCCCTGTAAATGCGATCATGCCATTTGCCGGCGTTACGACACCATCTGCTCCCTTATCGCCTTTATCACCTTTATCTCCCTTGATTCCTTGGATACCTTGATCTCCCTGCTCTCCTTTTGGTCCTTGTATTCCTTGGATACCCTGCGATCCGACAGGTCCCTGAATCCCCTGAGCACCTGTAAACTCTCCGTTCTCCAGTCGTCTCTTGATATCGTCAATTACTGCCTGTGCATCAGATACGACCTTATCAGTCCTATCCTTGAAATCATGATTGAATATCTGAGTAAACAAGGATAATGCAACGTCTTCCCATCCCGGCTCCCTTGGAGCATTCGTAGCCTGTGGATTGAGTGACTGCGTGATGTAAAATTCCACCGGTGAGGTTGGTATCCTGATCATATCTTTCTCTGAGCCTTTATAAGCACACATCGAGATATAGAGATTGCCCTCTTTCTCAAAGGCTCCTCGTGGTAAGGTCAGTACACTCTTGGTCGTATCAAATTCCAGTACACCAGTCTTCACCATATCCCTATCGTGGCAGTACAGCCACAGGAAGGAATAGCCATCAAAAAAGCTGTCAGTGAATTCAACCGACAGCTGTAGGTTCTCAGCATATTGATATGCGATTTCGGTATTGTCATTTTTTAATATCGTCCCATACTGTTGTATTTTTCCGATTATGATGCTATCCATTTAATCACCTCCTACATAGCTTTTAATCTATTCTTCAACGTAGCGTAATCAGCTGGTGTTATTTTTCCATCTCCATTAAAATCATAGTGGTAGACCATATCATCATCAGCATTTATGGTGCCCATAATTATCAAACGGATAATATATAAGTCAGCCCATGTATAGATATTGGTGATTCCACTATTCTTAATTTTGACTGTACCATTATATAATCCATTGGAATTTATACTCCATCCTCCAATGTCCCCGTCGTTTGTCCTAATAGTTCCGCCATCGAATAATGTTCCTGTTATCGTTGATCCAGATATTTTACCTGTGATTTCCGCATTAGTCGCTTTTAATCCATTTGCTGTAACATTTCCATCAGCATCCACATTAAATTTGTTACCATTCGTAATCCGGATACCTCTTAATGTTCCGGCTGTTATGAAATCTGCATTGAACTTTCCATCGATCGTCCATGCAGAATTATACGGTCCCTGCCATCCATTCTGACTGAATGCTATACCTCCAAGATTCATCCTAATGCAATACTTTGCATTCTCTTTCGGTAATGCATCCAGGATATAGATCTCATTCTGCGTCTGGTAGATATATCCTTTCTCTGCCCACTCATTGATAAGCTTTGTTGCCATCTCCTGCGCCTGCTGCAGCACTGATCCTTTCAGTTTTTCACCATCGTTGCCAAGAATGGATATCGCATCATTCACCTTCCCTGTAATGGTCTGTGGTTCTGAGGATAACGTGATCTTGTTCTTCTCAGGAGAATCGTGATACTTCTGCAGATTGATCACCTTTTCTATGATCTCCGTATGCTCGTCGATGATGACATGCGCAATATCATACAGCCCCATCTTCAGGAAGCTGTACCTATCATCTGTTTCCGCAAGGTCATTGACCGTGACCTCAAAGGATAATACCGGATATGCCTGTTCCTTCAGCTTCTTCTTAGCATCGGCAAGTAGGTTCTCCGGAATCGTATACCGCTCATCTTTCCATACGATCCAGATTGGATGCGCCTTGCCTGCATATGCATTATCTTCAACGTAGGTCTTCCCTCCATTTATGGATGCAAAATTCACATAGCCGCCATCCTCATTCTGCTTTCCATATGCCGTGATCCTGGTAGCAAAATCTTTTGAATTGCCTTTCATCTTAACACTTTCCAGATTCAACTGTGGAGTGATATAGATTCCTTTATCTACGACCTGTTCAGGATCCTTTACAATGATCTGTTTATCAAGTGTTCGGATATCATATGTAACACTGAATATCTCCTGACATTTGAATAACACCTCATAATCAGACGCATCTTCCATCTCCAAGGTCCTTCGATAATCCCGTATTCCTGCGTTTAAGATAGACCAGCCAGACGGTTTGATCGCTTCCAGAATCTCTGATAGGCTCTTTGTCTGAAACTTCGCTATATCCTTCGTGTTGAGATAAGGCTCGTTTTGATGCCAGTCATCCATATCCAGGCTGCAGGTTATCGTGCATGCTGTCTTCCGCTTGTTGATATCTTTGATCAGATAGCGGTTCTCTTCATTTCTGACTGGTGTTTCATTGGCGATATACCGGTATATTTCATCACTGGGCGAAATGTCAAAGCATAAAGTCTGGGTACCGTCATATTCATATGCTGTATAGTAATTCTGCCGATTGGTAATCGGCAACCAACCTTCCTTTGTGTAAATTTCAAGCATCTTGTCCCTCCTATACGAAAATCGGTGTATATTTCAATACGACTTTTACAGACGTACTACTCATACTGATATTTTGACTTCCCGGATCCAATGTAGGGAAGCTGTTCTGTTTCAGCGTACAATCCGGATATTTATTCGGCTCTGTATCTGTATAAACTTTTTTCAATTCACCATCGAAATAGACCGTTCTGTTTGCATACAGCTTCCGGATGGTGTGCCCATCAATAGTGAAGGAATCCATAGCTGTCATTGGCGTTATTTCATACACACATTCTGTTTGCCAATTACCTGCGACAACGATATGGTTTTCCGCCTTACTAAGTAACAACTGGCGTCTGCTTCCTTCCTGTATGACGGACAACGGGATCGTCACCCTGTACCAGCCCTGCCAGTATTCATCTACGGGTTGGCTCAGTTTGGATAGATAGCACCGATATTTGAATCCATCTTCAATGTCGATCATGTTCTCTTCATGGTTCAATAGCTCTGCCAGAAAATCAGATATATCCTTCTTGCTGCGAAACTCAGCTATCAGTTGCATACTCTTCGGTGTCAACACTCTTTTTCCAAGAACAGGACGCAGGGAGCGTTCAGGCTGAAAGACCTCACGCTCTACTGCATAGGGCTGATATGTAAAGGAATTTACTCTCATATGGAATCGTTCCATCCGTTTGTTGTTTATTCGCATATCACACCCTCCTATCTAAGCTCTGCAAGCTCAACACCCATTTCAGGTGCAAGCCAATGCGCAACTTCTGCACCGTTATCCAATACGAATTTAAACTCATTAACACCATTACGTACTAGCTGCATAGTCTTTGGGAACGCGTTCGTTATCGTTGCCTGTTTTGCGACATTGAGTTGGTTTTCCAATGTAAATCCTCCAATAGATGCATCATACTGACCTTGAATGTCTTTTACCATTTTGCCAGCTTCTTTGGTCATATCTTTGGAAGCTTTTGGGGCTGCCAATTCAAATCCCACGGCAATACCTGGTGGTAACCATTTACCAATCATATCCCGCATCAGTTTGGACGGTGAACCTATATTGAAGAAATCCAACATACCATCTACGATTCCATCGCAGAATCCACTGATCTTATCCAAGATCCACTCCTTTACACTTCCTATACCTTCCCACAGCCCCTTGATAAGGTTTATACCGATATCTACCATCTTGCCAGGCAATTCCTTTGCTTTCTGGACAACAGAATCCACGAGCTGCTTTGCGGCGTTGATACCAGTGTTCCATAAATTAGAACCCCAGTCCCTTACTTTAGACACTGCATTTGTGAGCCATGTCCAAATCTTTCCTGGCAGAGACCTAAACCAATCGACAACGCTATCAATTGTTTTTGATACCCAATCTCTTGCACTGGTATATATATTGCTTCCCCAGGTCTTGACTTTCTCCCAGGCGCTCTTCAACCATTCCCATATCTTTCCTGGTAATGACTTGAACCATTCTACTACCGAGTTTATGAATGCCGGAATATCTTCAGTAACGAAGTTCTTCAGATCGATGCCCCACTGGATGAAATGGCCAATGATTTGTCCGACCATATAACCAATGTTATACGGTAATTGATTGAACCAGTCGATCACACTCTGGATCCACGCCGGAATCGTTTCTGTGAAGAAAGCTATGACACTGTTCCATGCATCCTGGAACCATTGAACGATGCTGTCACATAATTCTTGCAAATTCATTTTAAAAGTTTCCCATGCTTCCGGTATCGTCACTGTAAAGAAATTGACTATGCTTTCTATGATACCGGAGAACCATTCTACAATGCCGTTCCACATATCTGTCCAGAACTGCCGGAATTCCTCAGAGGTATTCCATAGATAAAGGAACACTGCGACAAGTGCTGAGATAGCGGCAATCACTGCTCCCACCGGATTCGCTGCTAAAGCCGCGTTTACACCAAGTATTGCTGTTTTTACACTTCCTACCATTTTAGGGATATCTTGAATGAAATTCACTATTTTCCAAGCAGCGAATGCAGAACCTACAGCTACAATAACAGGTAACAAAGCATTCAAAACCGCCATGATTTCATCGCTATGTGATAAGACACCGGTAAGTGCAGGAATAACCGTATTAGACAAAACATCACTAAGCCCCTGCATCGCTTTTCCTGCAAATTCATTAAATGTATCTTTTAATGTAGAAATCTTACCATTCAATGTTTGTGACTGCTTGTCCATTGACTGAAAATACTTACCGCCTGCTGATGTAGAACGTTCCATAGAAGCAGTTATCTCATCAACAGAAAGCGAACCGTCAGATATACGGTCATAAAGACTGGCCATAGATTCACCTGTGCTCTTACTGATTTCTTGTAATGGATTAAAACCTGCCTCTATCATCTGTTTTACATCTTCCAGACTTACCTTACCGGCTGAAGACATTTGACCGTAAGCGGTAGCTATACGTGTCATCTTGTCCGCAGACCCTTGTGATATATCACCGAGCATTTGCATTTTTTTCATTGCATCATCTGCGGTGAAACCATAATTCATGAGTAGCTGTGTCGTATCTGCTAGCTGTGGCAGCTCAAACGGTGTATTAGCTGCAATTTGCTTCAGCTGTTGTGTTATTTGTGCAGCTTTTTCAGCAGATCCAGTCATGACCTCAAATGAGGTCTGATATTGCTCGATACTAGCGTTAAAACTGATACCTGCAGAGGCGAAATCTTTTGCAATTTTTCCAAGCCCAAGCGCTGCAACAGTTCGCTTTATGCTTGAACCAAAGGATTGCGTTTTATGCTCGATTGCATTTAATCTCTTCTCAAAATCATCCTGTTGGAGTTGCAATTCAATGATGATCTCTCCATCATTTGTAGCCATGCTTATCACCCGCCTCTTTCTCTATACGTGCAAGTAATTCAGCCTCAATTTCTTGTGGGGTCCTATCATTCTCTTGACACATAAAATCATTCGGAATCTTCCAAAACTCTTTCAAGCGTAACGCTTCTTTCCGTTGCTCTTTTGGCATTTTATCAATTTCTGTTGTTCGATAACCGATAACCTTTATTAACTGTGTGTTTTCAGTTAATCCGTCAAATAAGCTTTTGAATTCATACCAATGTAAATTCACGGTCAGCAAATCAATATGGTATTGTTGCATAAATGCTGCATAAATAAGATCCATGTCAAAGTCGAAGCGATACGGAATATCTTTACATGGTTTCCCCTTTTTAGAAGGTTTCCCCATCCGATAAAAAGAAAAAAGGGCACGTAGTATGTCCTCCTGATTTTCACGCTGTATGGCCGGGTCTACTTCTAAAGCATTTATCAAAATAGAAGTTTTATAGTATGGGTCGATGGAATCATCCGATAGGATCAATTCAAAACGTATCCAACTACGAAAATCTGTATCTATTCTATAACATCTATCTTCTATTCTTATGGTATCCGGAAGATCTTCTCTTGTTAACCACATTTCTTATACCGTATTTATCCTGGGCTTTTTGGAGTTCATTCGTAAACTTACTAAAATTATTTAAGATATCTTCTACCTGTTCTCTCTCTTCTCTAGCAAGCTGAAGTTGTTTTTCTCTTTGCTCCTTCATGAATTCATCCTGATAGATTTCCATTAACTTCAGAACTAGATAATATGGTCGCAAAGACCTTTCGCTCTTAAATATCTTCTTGTAAGCGCCATTACCTAAAACCGTATCAATCGCATGTTCACACTCTTTCAATAGCCCATCTTTAAATTTGATGCCTTCCATCTGGAGCTGCCTAAAATCTTCCAGCACCGCATTTGAATCTAAATCTAGGACATCACAGTTAAATATCTTTCCATCGACATTTAGTTTTCTAAGTCCATTTGATTCGACTGTAATTATTTTTTCTTCCATGTAATCACTCCTTACTCTCCATCAGCTGTGAATGTTTTCGTTGAAATATCAAACTTACCAATCGTAACACTTCCCTTTTGCGCAAATGTTCCTTCTAATGCTAGCTTTCCGCCGCCTTCTCCTGATCCCGGATTATCAGGCTGTACTTCATAAATACGCTGATATGCTTTGAACTCTCCGGATTTTTCCATCTCATTCCAAGTTTCAACTTCTACTTCAGTGAATTTTTCGCCGACTTTTTCTTCTTTTCCTACAGAATATAACCATGCAGCGAATTTGTCTGATGGATATGCAGTTCCGCCATACGAAACATTTGGCGCATACCCCATCAGATTGCTTTCTGCATTCTTTTCTCCGATATACTGCACCCCATCATCAACATTCGGATTCATGGCTTGTGTCCAATCTGTAAGACCCTTATTGGCCAAAATAAAGGATTCTTCAGAACCGAATTTAACATAGTGAAGATTATCCTCCGTTCTAAGCTCTCTAGATGGTATCGCTTTTGTCATATTATTCAAACCTTCCTTTCTTCTCATAAGTTAGTTTAAAGCCGGCCATGAAAGTGGAAAGTTTGACGCCCTCTCCTTCATAGTCAGCTGGCAAATCTGTCATCTCTAACCCGATTGGGCTTGCTCCTTCTAATTTCAAGGATGGAAAGCCTTGTTTTTCTTCTTCTTCGAAGACGCTAGCCAAGGCATATAGTACTCTAGATAAGTCAAGCATTGCTTTTGTATCTCGCTTTGATGATTGCAATAGAACACTAAAGTTAAACTCAGCTTTATATGCACCCGATATGTATTTTTCTTTTATCACCGGGTCTGCATTTCTTTTGAAACACAGAGATGTATTTTTAGAATCATTGAAATACTCGAGACACCAAGGTATACTATCGACATTGATATTTTTCACATACTCGTACAATCTATCCTCTACTTGTACAATATCCTTTGAATTCATTTAAAACTCCTTTCTGAAAACACGTTTCGCAAACCGTATCCATGAACTATTCTTGACTTTCTTCGTCACTTCGAACCAATCCGATCTACCTGTACCATAAGATAGATTCCTTGATGTATATATCTTCGTTTCTCCACGTTTCGCCCACGGACTACCGGATTTTTTTCCGACCATGACCTTTCCTTTCCATTGGAAATGGGCATACAAGACTGCAAAACCTCCCCATTTTAAGAAATTGTCTTTCTTGGATGTGCTGCGAAATACAGAATTTCTCAAAAAGCTGTCTCTTTTAGGAACGTTTGCGTTCGTATCCTTTGCAATCTGTGATTTCAATGCTAGTATCGTTTTCCATTTTGCTTTATCAACTCGTTTCATCACTTTGTCATGGTCTATTTTTACTCTTACTGACATATGATCTCGATGAATTCTGGCTTATCACGTAGAGGATTTATATTAGACACAGAAGTGATCAGATATTCCTTGTCGTTATATACGATGGTATCATCCACATGAATGGAAAATTCTGTTTCAGCATTAGAGACTTTTTCGACAAGTTTCTTATCAGCGATAAAATCATTACAATCTATCGTGATCAAAACTTTATCGTCTGATGTTATTCCTCTTTTTGATAACTTGATTCCGTATGTTTCATCCACTTTAACATATTTGATAATCGCAGACGCTTCTTTCAATTTCCCACTATCGTCTTCACCAAGCCTATATCTAATTGCAATCTGATGGGGCCTTAAGAATCTAGGGGATATCATAGACAAGCCACCGTTAAGCCGGCATTTAGTAATTCGTAATCGAGAAATTCCTTTGCAATCGTAGAGAACGGAACACCTTGCATAAAATGAATCTTTGTATCATCAATTTCAAAATTAAAGCCACTTGTACTGGCTGATTTAAAATGAAAATCCGATTTTCCGTTGAATGCAAGAAGCCCTCCATTCTTAGAAATGAAGTCAATCTCTAATGTTATTATTTCAGCGAAATCTATACCATATTCTTCTATCGGTCTCACTCTCCAGTAAGGTACTTTTGATTTGATGTAAGAATCAATCAGCCGGCATACGCTTGGTTCCAGCTGATTGAATTCTATTTCATCAAGAGTACCACCGCAATTCCGATACTGCGGATATGTGATCATGGTTACCTCCTGTTACACTTCCTCTACGAGATAGATGCGACCGTTCGTCAGCCCTGTGATAGTTGTAACACCTTCGCCAAGAGCTGCCTTTTCCGCTTCCTCTGTAAGTGTTCCATCTGCAGCAGTAAACTTCACAGTAGATGCGTTCTGGACACGGTATGTCTTTCCTGCCTCTAATCCGGTGATCGTCTTATCCCCTGCAGTACCGAGGCTGCCCTTTGCTAATTTCACTACACTTACCGGAGCAGAGATCTTCACCTTGCGGAAGACGCCGGCTTTCTTACTGTTCTTCAGCACGATACCTGCCAGCATTTCGATTTCACCAGTCTTTACAGCTCCCGGTGCTTTCATATCCGGAAGATACGTTTTGATGAGCTTTTCTCCCTTCGGACTGATGCCGTGGCAGGCGTCCAGACCGATCTTGACAGCATAGATAGAGGTTTCTCCGGATGTGTCTGTAGCTACGCAAGGAACAGTGGTCAAACCGTCATAATACTCACCCATGTCTACCATAGGAATGCCGTCATAGTTGTCAACCTTGCGGCCGAAAGCGTCTTCTGTCTGCGTGAAATATTTCAGTTCACGAGCGACTGCGCTCATAATCGTTTTCATACGACGGTTCATGAGTAGCATGTCCGGGCGTCCATCCAATGTCCCCAGCCACTGGTCCAGTTCAAATACGAATTTCTTGCTGTTTGCTGCAATCTTCGTTTCGTCTGAAAGGTCGATAGCTGTTGTAGGGATGTACTCTGTACTCGTTCCCTTTACCAGCTTCTCCAATCCGTCAAAATCAGTTTCCTTGTTTGCGGAGTCCGCATTGATGAAATCGTAATGAAACTTGTTTGAAGCTGCTTTCGTCTTCTGCTGTAACTGAAATGTGATTTCAGATTTTGCGGCCGTATCCTCAAGTACACGATCTACCTGGAAGCTACCACCAAAGATCTTGATATCAGCATTTTTCTTAGTTTTCAGAGCCTCACCCGGCTTGTACTCTTCGTTTAATTTACGTCCTTCTGCCGTGGATGGAGTAAGCAGCTGCATGTACCCGTATGTCATCGTACTGCCACCAGTCCCCGGTGATACTGCATTATCGAAAATCAATTTGTCTAAAAGAAAAGAGTCCCGGCGGAACTCGTCTACGACCATCTGGTCTACTTTGTCGGCCATGCCGACCTTTGCTTGTGCTAATGTTAATGGCATCTATTCATCACTCCTATTCTTTGCCATAGTGTTCTTCAAGGGCGGATTCCCAAGTCAATTCTTTTGTTTCTGGCTTATTGTCATGGTCTCCTCCGAGATTCACGTTCTGTGGATCATCATCTTCAAAAAGAAAACCGTTGTCTTTTTTGATATTTTCCAGCTGCTCTTTCAATCCGGTAACTGTACCATCCTCGTTCAGTTTAACGATGTCAGTATCCAGAAAAGCCATCAGTGCTTTTTCACTCTTTGGCTTCGCCTCTGCAATCGCCAGTTTGATAGCAGCTTCTTTCTTAGCGGATGTAAGGTCATCCTGATACTTCTTTTCCCAGTCTTTTACATCCTGCTGCAGCTTCGCTACATCCACACCATCGAATTTTTTGACAGTATCAGATAACTCTGTGATTTTCGTATCCTTGGCTTTGATTTCATCGTCGTATTTAGATTTTGATACGTATTCTCCACTAGCTAGATTTGCAAGTTTTACTTTGTCATTGCCTTTTAGCTTTGCTTCAACTTGAGTATACAGATCATCACCTAAAAATTCTTTTAAAAATTCCATTATTTCCTCCTGTGTTTTTTATATCCGGTTCTCTCCGGGAATAGGCCGGCAGTTTATATCTCTTGCCATTGAGTAATGATGCAGTTTAAACGACATGCTCAGGTCATGGTAAATGAGGCCCGAAATAGGGCAGCTTCCGCTTCGGTGGATCATTCATATAGCTGAGACGTTCTTCTGTCTTGCGGCCACAAAAAATGCAGGTATCATATTCCCGTATGATCCTGCATCCTTTATCGTAATAAATGTGCTGTTTCGTCATGTATGCATGTTTACACATATCTACACCTTCTTTCGAACGACCCGTTTCTCAACCATCTCTCTTGAATAATTTCTCTTCATATCCGGATGAGCTTTCAAGAAGTCTGCCTGACGTTGTTGCCACTCTCTGACCTTGCGACATTCTAACGTTGTATCTACACCGCCAGCCTTATTTACAGCCTGCCTACGCTTCCATTCACGAATCTTCCTCTCGTTATAACGCTGTTCCTGTTCCAACTGATAAACCTCTTCATTTTCCTTTTTACGATAATGCTGATAGGTTCTCTCACTCAATCCTGGGAAATAAGGATAAAACGAATGTCGACAATTCCAGCCTCCAAGACCTGCTCCCGTTCCATATCCAGTAGCCTCTTTAAAGTTTTCATAATTTCCATATGGCTTCAATCGCCAGAAGATTCTTCCCTGCCATTCAGCATGTGATGGTCTTGCCCCTAAATGAGAAGAGGTTTCTACAAGATTCACATCCATTTCATCCATCACATCTTCCTGGCACTTTAGTGCACTCTGATTAACAGCAGTTCTCACGGCGGTTCTTGCTACTGTGTCGATTCGTCTTCTTGTGCCTGTTGGATATTCTATCATTCCTAGCCCGTTGGCAGCCAAATCATTGATCACGTTACTTATAGCCATATCATAGGAAAAAGCGCCGCTAGAAGCTTGTAAATATGCTTTATCAAGCAATTCTATGAACTTGTTCGTTCCTAGCTGTGCAGTAGTTTTGCATAAGTTTTTGATTTCACCCTTTGCGGCATTGGTGCCTTTAAGAATTTGCTCTTTATACGATATTCCGGATACATCCAAGCCTGCAGCCTCATATATATACATGTCGCTCCTAATTGCTTTATAAATGCTTTCCTGCATGATTTCCTCAATTTTCTCATTTGAAGTATTTAATGCTTCTGCAAGGATATCATTTATTGTTTTTGTTGCTAAACCAAGTTCTTTCAATTTCTGAACCTGATATTCGGCAGTGGCTGTCATTTTGAAATCATTTTCCCTGATACGTCGTGCAATATCAATCAGTATATCTGTTTCTGCATCATAAAATAGATTTTCGATATCAACTCCAACAGATTGCAAATACTCAGGAGTAAGCATTATTCTGTACCTTCAAGAATCTCTTTGGCTTCCTCTTTTGATATTCCAATAGCAGTTGATATCACATTGATTGCTTGACTTAAAGACAACGATCCCTGGGCAAATTGATTGATGACTGCTAAGAGTGATTGTGTTTGAGCACCATTAAGAGCTTTACCGGATGCATCTTCAACCTTTTTCTTGATTTTATCATCTTCATAAGAAATGGATGCAGTATCACTTTCCGCAAATGATTCCCCTGTTTTCTGACGTGCATCTCCCTCTGTCTCTCCTAGCCATTTTACACGCCATTCCCATTTCATCATGATACTGGAACTTACTAATTGCATGTCCATGAGTTTTTCTGCCTCTTCATCATTGAACATCGTATTGTCGAATTTCACCGTGATCTTAGCATCTGGATTCACTGGTTTTCCACAAAGATCCCTTCCAATAGTGAGAATCGAACGTGTCATTTCGGTCAAGACATCCTGTATCACTACACGCTGCTTCCATACACTTTCTGTCAGATCCTTGCTGCTTGCTTTGACCTCAGTAGCCGTTGCCATCGTTTGTATACTGAATTGATACTTGTTCTGACCAAACCCTACCTTTGAGGAGAGCAAGTTCAGTGCAAACTGGATACCGTTCTTATTCTCTTCCACACGCAGGGATGGATTGTATTCCTGGAAGAATCTATCTGTTGTCGGCATCTGCTGTCCGACATTGACAAACATACTCTGTTCGATTGCTTCCCCAGCCATTGGCTTCTTGATGATAACAGGTTTTCCATTGCTATCAAGCTTCGGTTTACCGTCGCTTCCCATCACAGAAACATCCTCTGTACTGATGACATCCTGACTCATGAACACTTTCTTGCGGCCTAGAATGAAATCTGTATACATATTGTCATAGGCGATGTCACATGCCTGAAGCTGGTCTATCGCATTCGCAAATACAGATATCCCCATCGGAGTCGTTTCTAGGATATTGTTTTCGATGTTAGGTGTCAATATGAAGAAGGGCTTCGCAGGAAGGATGTACCATAGTGCTTCTCCTTTTGGATTGATGCTGACCGGCCCATATGAATCGCCGCTTTTCAAATAGTAATGATTTTCCACCCTGTAGCGGCCATCTTCCAGCTGCAGCATGACCTGCAGGTACATATAAGACTTTCCTGATATCTGTTTGCTGCTGGCGAATGCGCATTCCGTAATATCATCACCATCCCATGATAATGGTATGATACAGCAGGCTTCCTTGATGCAGTTGATTTTTACACTCTCTGCTGTCAGCTTCCCTTTCAACACTTTTGCTTTGTGTGGTACAAGGATGAATGCAGCTGTTCCAAGAGCGTACTCTTTTTCTACGGTCTTGTTGCCATTCTTCCAGAACTTAGACAATCCAAAAACGCCTCCAGCCTGTTCATTTTCATCACCGGTGACGAATTTCTGAGATTCGTTTATTTTATTATCTTTGCTATCATCTTTTCCATCAGTGCCCACATCCACCGTCTCATCGATGATCACCGTGGTCTTATCATTCAAAAGTAGGTTTGCCCAGTCCTCACATACCTTTTTCGCCATTTTCAAGGATCTACGTTTCATTGTCATCAATTCTTTTTCAATATTGGTCACCTTGTATTGATGGAATTTCGGCACATATCCCTGCCACCATTGTTTCCAGTATTCGATGTTTCCGTAATACTGTTGTAATTCTTCCGGAATCTCATGCCCCAAATCCTTTAGAACCTCATAAACGTTCTTCATAGCATCCCTCCTATCTGAATGCGGTAATGTAATCCATGAAAAAGCTCCAACTGTAGAAATGTGCATCGAAGCTATCGACATCCGTAGTAAAATCATCCAGGATAGCATCCTCATCCTTTTTCTCGTCGTAAAGGACCGTAGCCAGCGCCTCTGATACGGTCGGTACATTTCGGAATAGCATACGTTTCTGACCGAGCAGCAGGTTATAGACAAGTATCCTATCTTTTCCTTCTACCTTTTTGCAATCCCACACGACCGTCGTATACCCGGCTCGCTGCACATATCCTCTGATACTGTTCAGGATGACCTGTTCCGCATTATCAACGAAGATATAGGCAGGATAATATCCCTCCAGGATGCAGAGCTGTATCATTTCCACACATGCTCGGCAGATACTTACCGTATCGATCGTACCTTTCGCATGAGTGATCTTCTTTTCCAAGAAAGTGCAGATAGAGCTGTAAGCCGGTGCTATCCCTGTAGCTGCGAGCGTGGAATGTGATTTCGTACCTCCGATATCCAGACCGATATTAACCATCTGAAAAAAAGGAAGTATCTCTACTTCCCAGAGTTTTGGATTATCTGCATATGGTTTGAATATCAGTCCTTCAGCATTGCACCATTCTCCAAGGATATAACGGTTATACTCTACAGTACCAAAATATTCCTTTTTCAATTCTTCTCTGACCTCATCAGGAAGGAATGGGTTATCATCCAACTTATACTGCTGACAGTACACATCTGCATCACTGTCGATGAATCGTTTCAGCCAGTGCTTTGGGTGCTGTGGGTTCCCGGTGCCATCAAACAGGCTATATCCAGTCCTCAATCGTGATTTCAGCAGCTGAAAGACCTCTTTGTTCCAATCTACTGTTTCATCACCGTAGCAATATTTCAATGTGGAACCACGCAGCCTTGCAACAGAGCTTATCTTCTCAGCCCCCAATACGTAAGCATCCTCACCGAATAGATGGACCTTATTGGTTCCCTTCCGGATATCTCCTACTAAGTCAGGCCCCCAGTATTCACGCATCGGCTCCAGCACGTTACGTTCGACCGTTTGCTGTGTAACACCTATCAGAGCATTCAATCCTTCTTTTCCGTGGCGTTCTCGCAACCTTTGCGGTATCAGATAGGTAAAGTCCAGATATGTCTTACCAGTACCGGTGGCACCTATCTTGAAGTTCCAGCGATGATTCCCTTCACGAATGAATTCAGCCTGCTTTTCGCTCAGCATCTCGTTGCATCTCCTCCAGGATCTTATCTACTTTTGACAGCTGTTCATCATCGCCTTTTGCTATGGTAAGCTTATCCGTCTGCGCTCTTAACTGCTCGAGCTGTGCTTTCTGTAAGTCCGTAGCTTCGCTATAATGCTTATCCAGCCATTTTAGCGCAAACTCTTTGCTGACAAGTTTTATAGAGCAGCCGTCCTTGCCTTGTTTTACCTCTTGGATAAGTGTGCCGTCTACTTCTGAGCTGTCAAGGAAATCAACATAGTTGTATTCTAACCCTGTTTCCTCGTTTATCCGTCTGCCAAAAGAAAGGAAGTCTGTTGCGTCCGAATAAGCTATATCCATCATCTTTTGGAACAAATCCTCAGCTGTGTACATGGCCTGCTTTATCTTAGCGTCCTTGATTGCTTGGATATGCTCTTTTATCTTAGGATTACTTAGCAGTTTGCAGCCATTTACCATTGCTGTACTATAGTCACAGCTATATGCTTTTTGATATGCCTTAGTCGCATTGAACCATCTTACATAATATAGACAAAAAAGGCGCTGTTTCTCGGTCAGCTCCTCATTGTTCAGTGTTTCTATTTCTTCTGGCAGTAGCTCTGTTTTAGGAGGCTTCTCTATACCATTGTTCTGTTTAGTAACGTTATCTTTCGGAATAGTAACGTTACCTTTCAATTCCTCGTCCCAGTGATCTAATGATTTCCACCTGCGAATCTGTGTATCTTGCTTACCTACAGCTTTAGCAATATCCTTTAGCAGCATCTTACCTTTGCTATCAAGATATATCCGCTTAGCTTCGTCTCTGCTGGGACTTCTTTGTCTTGGCATAGATTAACCTCCTTTCTTTCTTACGTTGCTGGCATAAGTACAGCTCCTGTCCAGTCAATTACTGTATCAGCATCTGCGTACTTTAACCTCTGCCGTGGTGCAGCACGTACATACAGCTTGTTAAATGTCTCTTTACGTACGGCAAAAACCTTAGAGCCGCATTGTACAATCCAATCTCCTGCCTCCACGTTAATGATAGCGCCCTCTTTGCTCTCTACTTTGACACTGGCGTATCTTGCAATGATGTTTTGCGGTGAAAACTGCTCCGCTCTGACTTTTTCTCCGGTTTTTTTATTTATGTATATCACGTTATTACTCCTCTCTCTTGATATAATCTATCACATCATATATCGCCATCCATATTATCCAGTTGGCGATGTATGCTATGGCTATCATAAACACGAAATAAATACATGCTATAACTGTACATACGAGTGTGTTTAAATACGTATCGGTTGGCACTAGACTGAATACTGACAGTAAATTGAGTCTAGCACTAATAAACGCAGTAGTCACTCCAATAGGTGATTTTGGTCTACTCGATTTTGTTTCATACTCACACCACTTTTTAAACAACATATATATCATTCCTTTCTGGGTAAATTAAAAGCGCCCTTTTCAGACGCTTTACGCTGGTAAGTCCGCTTAGGATTCCTTACCGCTATTTCCTTTTGGCTATTCCGCCACCAGGGCAACCAATATATCTAACAGGTTTTCTCATTAGTATGAGGTCCTTCCCTGTTTTGATATTTTTTTAATTGTGACATACCGCCGTTAAGCCGTACCTACCCACGCATATGCCACTGGCGATTATTTGTACGAACAATCACCTTTAGGAAAGGTTGTTTAGCGATGCGTGCGTACACTTACATCGCAGGCCGTTTTTTTGAACAAGGAGTATCTTCCTGTTCTTTCCATGCTATCATAATACCACGGAAAACGTAGAACTGAGTTCCATTATTTTAAAATTTTCAAAATTTCTTCATTCATATCGCGGTACATTTTTCCTTTACTTCGATTATGATCATGTGCTATAGCATCATGCTTTTTGTTTCTGTTAATGTAACACTCTGTAATCATATCGACAACTTCACCGTCAGTGATATTATTCAGCACTTTGTTAACAATCACTGTATCGTACAACAATGCAGCTCTCTCCAACAAAAGCTCATCCTTCTTTTCTACCAGATAGTGATCCCATACATGACTTGGGTCACCGGCATTCTCGATAATAACATCCTTCATCACGACTGAGCTTACTCCATACATGTCATTCATTATCTCATCATACTTCAACCGATTCGCTTCTAT